AATAAGTCTTATATATACGGATATTCTTTTATTATATAACGTATCTTTATAACTTGAATTATTATATATCATAACAAACAAAATAATAAAATATAAAGACAATTTGCTGCGGCTTCAAGTAAGAAGTAAATAGTTAATTTACAATGTGTTAGCCTTCAAAATCAAGGTGTAAAAATAATGGCCTTTTTATTTACTTTTGTTATTAATAACGAACGTAATAAATTCCATAAAGTGCTGATTTTCAGCGAGTTACGGGCTTTTCGAGGAGGGGTGGGGGTGAAATCCAGCCAAGAATCGTGTGGTGCAAACGTCCATTTTCCGAAAAAAATTTTTTTTTGAAAAAAGAAAAAATCTCGCGCACGTGTATGCAGGTATATATCATTAAAAATATATCTTTTATATAATAAATATTCTTTTTGTGCGTGTAATATATATATTTATTATAAAGAATAGCTTATATAATGATATATTCTATATATAGAGTATATTTTATATATAAAGATAGTTTATTAAAAGTGAATATATATTAAAAATAGGCTTTTTATTTGGTGTTTATAAAATATTATCTGTATATTTGCAGCCGTATTCACGACAAACGAAAGAAAATATGAAAAAAGGAACTATTTTGGGTTTGATAGGCATTACGCTGGTTGCATCGTTGTTTTATGGTGCTGTGTGGACGTGTCAGACAACCGTATTGTATGAAAAGTTGGAGTTATGTGGTTTTGTTGCCCTTGGTCATTTTATGCTTGGTGGTATGATTTATGCGTTTAACGAGTAATGTTATGGCAAAGTTGGTAGAAGAATTGAAATGGGGTACTGTGCTGGGTATAGCGCAGCAGCGTATGGATATAAGCCGTGCGATGGTGTTGCAGGTAGTTGCTCAGATTAATGCAGAAATCGGGAATCATGCTGTCGGTAGTGATGAATGGAGTCGTTTACAGCGGTTATTGTCGTTGGCCGATGGTGTTTGTACGTCTTTGGTGGCCTCTGATAAGATTTTGACTGGTTTGGTTATAGACTTGTTGGAGGGTTTTGGTGGTGAAAAATATGCCGAATCCGCTGACGCGGATAATGTGCGGGAGTAATAGTTGTTTAGTTTAGCGAATATATGCGTACACGTAAGGCGGCGAAGCAGTTAAAGCGGTATTATAAAGAGATGGTGTATGAGCGTGGTATGGATTGGCCTATCATTAAGTATAAGCCTCGCCAGTTGTTGAATTGCATCCATTATCTTGAGCGCACTACGCGAAGGAATTACTTCGGTCTGTTAAAGAAATATCCGAAAGGTACGATGATGTGGCAGTTATATATCCATAAATCATGCAGTCCTTCGTTGTTTAGCGACGATATAATGCCGTTTTGGGGTTATGACGAATTATCGGGAATGTAATTATGGATTTGCTGCAATTCAAAAGACATTTAGGTGTAATTTTATAAAATATAGTTATTATGATTACAAAGATTGATGAATTTATCAAGCGGGCGTACAATACGGCCTGTTCTCATGGCTTCCATGATGAAAAAACAAGTGTTGAGCATCAGATGATGCTGGTAATATCCGAGGTTGGCGAGGCTGTAGAGGCTGACAGAAAGAATATACATGCCAATCCTGCGGGCTTTGAAAAGTGCATTGGCATTGAATATGGCCAGCGTTTCAAGGATTATGTAAAAGATAGCGTAGAGGATGAAATCGCCGATGTGTGCATACGTCTGTTTGATATGTGCGGCTATTTCGGCATTAAGCCTTGGCGTGCTGGAGAGGAGGTTCTTACGTTGCGCAATGATTGGGAGAATGAATTTGGAAAAATGACGTTCACCGAACAGGCTTATGCGCTGGTTCAGCTTCTTGCTCCGTGTTGCAGTTCTATGACAAACGAGCTGTCGAAAGAAGCTTTGAATCATATTTTTGGCTCTGTGTTGTTCTTTATCTACTATTGGTCTAAGAATCTTGGCTTTGATTTGGCTTGGCATATCGAGCAAAAGATGAAATACAACGAGTCTCGCGGCTACAAGCACGGCAAGAAATACTAAAACGCATTTTAAAGCCTTTTGACGGCGTTTTATTGTCATTGTGGGTACTTTATCCAGTTGTGATATAAAATAGCCGTCACGGGGCTGAAAAGTGGCAAAAATCGAATTAAAACGTATATTATGAACGAAAATAAGATTAAACTTCGGTACAACGGCTTTGATACAACCCTTGATTTGCGTCGCGTTGTCGCCATAACAAATCCCGACGGTGGTAAATTTCTTATTTACTTTGAAAATGCTATTTGGACTGTTGGTGAAGGACAGTTTGAACACGTATATAACGCATGGATGAAGCTATGAGGTGCTCTGAATGTAAATATTGGAAAGGCAAAAGCGGTGACAAGCACTGTGTTTGCGTTAATAGCGTAAAGCCTTGTGAACTTGACAGAAAACAGAAGAAAAAGAAGAAGCATGACGAACAAAAGAAGCGGTTTAAGATGGAACCTCACGGGAAAGGTGTGGCAAAAATGCGGTTTTAGCGGCTTTAAGGGCTGTTCATTTCGCACATACCTGCTTTTTGGCGTTCTTTGGATTCATATAAACAAAGAATTACGCTGGCCGATTATCAGTTTTACTCCATTACCTTTTTAGCATTATGACACAGGAGCAATTCGACAAACAGATAGAATACGCATATAAGTTTAGTGACGCGAAAGCCATTGTTGCACGAACCGTCCGTCTTTGCGTATCACATCCAGCTTTGGCAATGGTGTGGTTTGACCGCCAGCCGAAAGCCGTACAGGATTAATAATTAACAATTAAAATTTTATAGACATGGAAATTTCAGTAAAAATCATCAAAATCTTGGATGCCCAATCTTTCAATTCCAAGAATGGCGAAATCACAATCAAAAACACGTTTGTTGGCGAGACACAAGGCCAATATCCAAAGAATATAGCCTTTTCCGTGCTTGGCGAGGATAAGTTCAATCAGATGGGTATTGTCGTTGGTGGCCAGTATAACGTATCATTTGATGTGGAAAGCCGCGAATGGCAAGGTAAGTGGTTTACGGAGTGTAAGGCATGGAAGGCCGTCCGCGTCGATGGTGTTCAGCAGTCAGCCGCACAGCCCGCAAGCCAGCCATCTGCATCACCTGCGCCCGCCCAAGCAGAAACCAATGGTAGTACTGCAAACGAAGATGTTCCGTTCTAAGGTATGGATAAGATAGTATTGCAGAAACTTTGCCGTGAATATCTGTCACGATTGCGTTATATGGCCGATAAGCACGGTCTTGGCGGTTGGATTTCTGAAATTATTACCGCTAATCGTCGCGGCGAGTGTGAGGCTACCGAAAAGGAAGTGACTATGCTTTCACGCCTTTGTAATGACGAGCGTATAGCACGTAAGGATATACCAGCTTTGCTTGGTAAATCGTACCGCGAATGCGAGTCAGACGGCACTTTCAGCCGCATTAAGACGTTAAAGCGTGTCGGTATTTATGGAAAGGTATCTGCAATACTTGAAAAAGAAAGAAAACATTAGTATGGATAAAATAAAGATGCTGCAAAGTGTAGTAGATACACTTAAACTTACGGAGGTCGAGTACAAAGTCGATTACGACCATTATTTTAAGTTCGACAGCGATTTCTGTGTTAATAGTGCTTATGGAGGCAATGCGCGTATCGCCTATGAACTTGTAAGACGCGGCGTTAATGCTGGATTCCGTGAGTTCACGACATGCGGCTCGCGTGATAGCGACAAATGCGTATTGGTTGCCCTTGTGTGTGAGGCTTTCGGTGTGAAATGCCGTGTGTTCATGCCTAATGGTGCTGACACATATCAGAGTACGGATATAGAGGCTTATGGTGGCGTTGTAGAGCGTGTGGCCGTAGGATATAACAATGTTCTTGTAGCAGCCGCAAAACGCTATGCCGTTGAAAACAATGCCTGCTATATTCCGTTCGGCCTTGAAAGTCAGATAAGCATAGACATAAACATGCACCAAGTGGCAAACATTCCCGATTTTGCGGCAAAGCGCATAGTCATTCCGTGTCATGATGGTATCAACATGATTTCTGTCATAAAGGGGTTGGATTATTACGGAAAGCATGATGTAAAGGTACTCGGCGTTGTATTGTCTAAAGCACCGACGGATGCGTTTAGGCGTTTCTTTGGAAAGACTATATTCGATAAGCCGCAGGTCGAGTATGCCTTTGTTCATAGCCCTTTGGATTTCAAGACTCCAGCCGCACAATGCGAAATAGACGGCATACAGCTTAACCCGCGTTATGAGGCTAAGTGTATTCCGTTCTTGAACAAAGGCGACTTACTTTGGATTGTAAACAGATAAAAAGATTCTTATGCTAAAGTTAGATAACATATATCATGGCGACTGCTTGGAGTTGATTCAGCAAATACCCGACCATTCAATTGACACGGTTATAACCGATTTGCCTTATGGCATCAGCTATCAGTCGAACCGTGCCACACATGGCCGAAAGAACAGTCCGAAATTCGATGTCATAGCAAACGATGAAAAGCCGTTTATTGACTTTATCAAATATCTGCCGCGTGTTATCAAGCCTACGTCTGCAATATACCTATTCACTCGCTGGGATGTTCAGCAGCCAGTGATAGACGAGTTGCAGGCAAACGGCATGAAAGTTAAAAACGTGCTGATATGGGATAAAGGCGTTCATTCTATGGGTGATTTATATACGGCCTATGGTATGCGCTATGAAAGCATCGTGTTTTCGTCTATGCCCGATTTCCGCTTTCAGAACGGACGGCCTGTAGATATTATAGCCTGCAATAAAGTGTTTAATCACGACCTCGTTCATCCAAACGAAAAGCCTGTTGGCTTGTTGCGCAGGTTGATTCTTGACAGCACACCCGAAATGGGTACCGTTTTGGATTGTACTTGTGGTAGCGGCACGACATTGTTAGCAGCCATCGAAGAAAAACGGCACTATATAGGCTTCGAGATAGATGAAAAATATTATAACATCGCCAGCCGTCGCATAAAAGACCTGTTGGCTTATCCTAAGATGTTCTAAGCGTATGGAAAGGAATGTTATAATAAATGCAGACTGCATGGATGTTATGCGCGATATGCCAAAGAATAGCGTTGACTGCATACTGACAGACTTGCCGTATAACGAACTTGGAAGAAGGTCTAATAACGGATTCGACCACGTTAGGCATATAAAGGGAGGTGCGCAGGATAATACAGACGATTTGGATTTACAGGCCGTCCTAAACGAAATGTGGCGTATCTGCAAGGGGTCTTTCTATATCTTTTGTGGTTTCGGTCAGATTAGCGAGATACATGAGTTCTTTCTTGGTCATGGGTGCAGCCCGCGAATGATTATATGGGAAAAGACTAACCCCGTTCCGACAAACGGCGAGCATACTTGGCTTTTTGGAATAGAGCCGTGTATGTTTGCGAAGAAAACGGGTGCAACATTCAACCTGCATTGCGAAAACACGGTCTTGCGTTATCCTATTGCAGAGCCAACAGGACATCCGACACCAAAGCATGTTACGCTTATGGGAAAGCTGGTATTGGCATCTACGAATGAGGGTGATTTGGTATTCGACCCTTTTGCTGGAGGCGCGACAACGGCCATTGCATGCGTGCGCACAAAGCGCGACTTTATATGTGTGGAGCGTGACCCGAATTTCTATGAATTGGCGCGTAAACGTGTTAATTTGGAACGCCAGCAGCTATCTTTATTCTAAAAAATATTAAAATGTTTGCATATATCAAATATAATACGTATCTTTGCAACGTGGATAAGGGCGTGAGGTGGCCAGCTACCACCAAAAGCCCAATAGAAAGTTTTGTGTACGTCTTTCTATCGCCCTTTTTCCTTTTTAGTTAAAAACGGACACATCATTTTTAAGTACACAAATTATGGCATTACAAGCAAAAGAAAAAGAGCAGCAGGAGCATATTGTCGAAATGCTTCAACAGAACGGTCGTGTCGGTGTTATTGAACATGACGAAAACGGAATCTATTTTGATGATTACATAACGTTTGACCAAATGGCCGAAATAGTTGATTACCTGCGCAATCAAGCACCGAAAAAGGAACTATTCGAGGAGTGTTGGAAGGCTTACAATCGCAAAGGTAGCAAGAAAAAGGCTTTGGATTACTGGAAGAAGTTGACGGACTCCGAAAAAGAAGATGTACTTCCACACATTCGTGCCTACGTGTCGAGCCGTGAACTTCAATACCAAAAAGACTTCGAGCGTTATCTCCGTGACCGCATTTTCAAGACGGTTGTGTTTGCGAATAATAAAGTGATATACGACCCAACGAAAGCAGGAAAAGGTGAAAACCATAATTCTGTTTATATGCCGACAACTGATGGCATGCTTACGTGGAACGATTTCTATAAGGTGTTCATTTACGCAGGCTATTACAATGGTGCGATTGCCGACGGCTATAATGATGACAACCGTCCCGAAGGTGCTCGCGTTATGCTTAATAACGGGCGAGGCTTTATTCGCTGGAGTGCTTTTACTAAACGATGGGAGAAAGAATGATATGGACACAAATCTTAGCGTTAAGCAAATAAAGTTACTGATATGCCAAATGAACAAAAATTATTCTGATTATGATTAGCGTAGATACTATACGTAAATGGTGGAACGTTTTTATAGGCGACGGCAATTTCTGCGAGGTTCGCATATTAGGGCGTTTCCAATATAGCGGCTATTTTAAGTCTGTAGAAACGCTTATAACAGCCGTAACGCCGTATGCAAACATGGATGACGAGCAATGTTATTTTACTCTTAATGCCATTAATCCCGATTGCTATGGCCGTCAGCAAAGCGAGAAAATAATCAAGTCTCCAAAGGTAACGACAACAGACACGGATGTTACTGATAGAAATTGGGTGATGATAGATTTTGACCCCGTCCGTGCTACTGGTGTAAATGCCAGCGACGATGAGTTTGAACTCGCACACAAGAAAGCCCAAGACGTGTTTAGGTATCTCCGTGAGCGAGGATTTAACGACCCTGTAATATGCAAATCGGGCAATGGCTGGCATCTGCAATACGCCATTGACTGTCCGAATACAGACGACAACACGGAAATCATTAAGCGTTTCTTGCAAAGCCTTGGAAAGATGTTTACCGATGCAAAGGTAGATATTGACGAAAAAGTGTTTAATGCAGGCAGAATTTGCAAGCTTTATGGTACGATGGCCAAAAAGGGCGCGAATATTCCCGAACGTCCTTGGCGTATGTCCGAAATCGTCTATGTTCCACAAGAAAGACTTACAACGCCAATTGAAAAGTTTAAGTCAATTGCAGACCTCTTGCCGAAAGAAGAGCCAAAGCAGTTGCCAAACAGAAGACCGTATAATGGTAATAGTGCGCCTTTTGACCTTGTATCATGGCTTAATGAACATGGTGTCAAGTATCGTGAAAAGAAGTCGGGCGCATCTACGTTGTACGAATTGGAATATTGCCCTTGGGTAGATACACATAGCGACAAAAAGAAATGGGATAGCGCATTATTCGTTGATGCAGACGGAAAGATAACGTTCAACTGCACACATAGCCATTGTAAGGGTAAGACTTGGCAGGATGTTCGCCTGCATTATGAGCCTAATGCCTATGACCGCCCAGCATACCAGCCAGCACCAATGTATCAAAGAGGAGGCTATCAGCAAAAACCACGATATGAGATAAAGGATGTCCTTCCCGAATTAGGCGAAAAGTGGCTTTCGATGTCGAGTATTCAGAAAGTGGATGTATCTGCTCTCGAGAAGGTGAAAACGGGGTTTGTTGACTTAGACAGGTCTATATTAGGCTTGAATATGTCGGAGGTTACTTTGCTTTCGGGCAGTAACTCGTCGGGTAAATCGTCGTGGCTAAACACGCTTATTATGAATATCGTACAGCAAAGCTATAAAGTGGCCTTGTGGTCGGGTGAGTTGCGCTCTGATATTCTTAAAGCATGGATTCAGATGGTGGCCGCTGGAAAGGCTAATCTAAAGCCGTCTGCGTATGGTGACGGAAAGTATTTTGTTCCCGATGGTGTTGCAAAGCGTATTGATGAATGGTTAGATGGCAAATTCTTTCTTTATAACAACGAATACGGAAATACTTGGGAGCAGATATTCCATGATATGCAGGAGTTGTTAAAGGCTGGTGTAAAGGTGTTTGTGCTGGATAATCTTTTTAGTCTGAATATAGACCTGCTGGAGGGTGATAAGAATAATAAGCAAAAGGAACTGATTTTGCAGATTAAGGATTTCGCAAAAAAGAACCAAGCACATATTATCCTCGTTGCACACCCGCGTAAGGTTATGACATTCTTGCGTAAGAATGATATTAGCGGTACGTCAGACCTTACAAACGCTGTCGATAACGTGTTTATCATTCATCGTGTTAATAACGATTTCTTTAGGGCTGGTGCTGAGTTCTTTGGTCAGTCCGAGATACAGCGTTTTCAGCCGTTCGGAAACGTTATCGAGGTTGCAAAGAACCGTATGTTCGGTATCGTCGATTTGATGGTTGGAATGTACTATGAAATAGAAAGCCGACGTTTTAAAAATGCCGAAACCGAGGAAATGCACTACGGATGGGAGGCCGAGCCAAAACAGGGAGAAATGGATTTTGGCCACCAACAAAGCCATGTTGACACCCCAGCAGATTATGTGCCACAAAGTGCAAATTCTGATATGCCGTTTGATGCACCTATTGATGACGCAGCACCTTTCTAAAACTTTATATATATAAAATAAGGTTAAAATATTGCAAAACATTTGGTATATATCAAATTATTATGTAACTTTGCATCGTATTTCTAAATAATAATTATTTTAATGTATCACAAAAAAACAAAAGCATTATGAACACAAAGGATTTAGTTCAGAAAGCGTTTGACGCTATCGACCCCGAAAAAGAGTCTTTAATGGTATTCTATGTTGACAAGGACGGAAAGCCCAAAACCTACGTTGCTGGAGAAGCTGCTGCGCTGTCTGCTGTAATTGCGACCAATCTCGACAACGGGCTTGATGAAAAATCGAGTAAGCAGGAACGTGCTACTGGCGGCATTATTCTTAACGCTATTAAGGCCGTGCTCGCCATTCCCAACATGCAGGGTATGAAGCTTGTGCTGGAGTTGACATCGGCACTCGTTGAGGCAGTAAAGAACCCTAAGAAGAATGTTCGTTCTGCAAAGGATTTGGCAAAGCCCAACCGAAAGGAGCGTGCAAACAGACAGCACAACGTAGATGACGAAGAGGACTGCTCTACGTGTAAGGCAAACAAGGTTTGTCCGCTTCCGCAGGCAATTAAGTACCGCAAGGAAAACGGCATTCCTGCTCCAGCAAAACGTAAGAATGGTAAAAAGTAATCATTATGTCTGCGACGTTGAAACTTGACAGATTCCAATTGATGTGGCTTGCCGAAGGTGCTATCGGTAAGTCGCATCTTCGTTGGGATGTTTATCCGATGTTCGTAAACGACGTGTGGCCACAATTATCCGAAAGCGAGCGCGAGGCTATATTTACCTACATCAAACGTGACAGTAGCTGGCATTTTGACAATGAACGTCCGCATGCGGATGAAACGGCAAAGCAGTATTTTTTGCAGATGTTGGCGCGTTTCAATCCAGCAAACCAATATGTCGTAACATTGAAAGAAGGCCGCAAAAAAGCTATTGTCGTAAATGACGCATATTATTTCGATGGAAAATATTATGTTGGTTGGCAGCGTTATTGTGCGCCCGATTATATCGTAAAAGTCGAGCAAAAGCCGTTTTTAAAGTGTTCTAATCGTTTCTGTATTGCACGAAATATGTGCGTAAGGAACTTAGACCATAAAGACGGCGACAAATACTTTGCAAACGATTCAGATTGGGCTTGCGACAATTGCGACATGATTATTGTCAAGGACGGCGTAATAGACCCTATAGCAAAAATGGTAATATCAGAAGAAAAAGAACATGGAACAGAATAAGTCAGCTATGCAGCAGCAGGTTGGTGGCGACCATTATAAGAAGTTGGCCATTCAGCCGATGGAATATGCTTTTAAGAATCATCTTGACCCTTTGCAGTTTTCAGTTGTGAAATACGTTACACGTTTTCGTGACAAGGCTGGCAAGCAAGATTTGGAAAAAGCGAAGCATTGTATTGATATGTTAATTGAAATGGAGTACGGAAATGGATAGACAAATAGAGGAACGTGCCGCTCATTATTCTTTCAATATCGAAAGTCCGTTGTTCAATGCCTTACCAAAGGAATTGCAAGCACAATGGAAACAAGACATTGAACAAGCGTATAGGGCTGGTGCGCAAGAAGAAGTTGATAATCCTACTGGTGGTCAATTGCTCCACGTATGTTGTAAATCATCAGAACGAGGCCGTAGGGAGTGTTTACAAACACTTTGGTACTACCCAGAAATGACCAAGCCACAAAAAGACCGCAATTGTCTTATTGAAATGATAGACGGCCATATTTACGTTGGCTATTGGGATGGTAATATGTGGTTTTGGTATGACGGATTCCCTGTCGGAAAAGGCGAAAATGGCGACATCTTGTATAGTTCAAGTTGTGGCATTGATAAGACCTACGAGGTAAAACGTTGGTGTTACGTGCAACATTTGTTTCCCGAAAACGTATCTGAATATGGTAAGTGAACGTTCAAGGTTACTGATAAAGCATGTACTGCTTATAAAGAAAGAGAATAAAAATGGCTGCATTTCATGTTATAGGATTCATAAACACAATCAAGTATCTGCCCGATGCCTGCTTAGTGTTTATTGACGAATATAAGGCGGGCTACAAAAAGCCAAATGGAGATATTGTTGAAGATAAGTATATATCTTGGAAAATCATCTATAAAGGATATTTCAAAAAGTATATCAATACGCATTTCAACAATGGTATGCTGGTAGAGGTCAAAGGCGATATTCGGCCTTATGCTATCGAAAAGGAAAAGATAATAGACGGCTATTCTGTTATAGGCGAAACAATCAATATCTATTCCTATCCACGTGCCAGTGTAAAGCAGGAGCAACGTATGGTAAAAGATAGTCAGCTACACGCCAGCGGTACGCCCGATTTGGAGGCGTTTAACAGACCAGATTTTTAGTGTTAAATAACTATATTTTCAAACTTTAAAAATTACGTAATTATGAAGAAAGAAAATTTGCTGGAAGAAAACAAACAACTGAAAGAAAAGTGTGCAGCCCTCGTTTCCAGCGGCGAGGAGATGGGTAAGGAAATCGCCACCCTTAAAAAGTCAAATGCAGGCTTAAAGGGTTACAATGGTATTCTTAATGGAAAGCTTACTGATGCCGAAAAGGAAGTAGTACGGTTAAAGGCTCTTTGCAAGGAAGGAGACGAACTGAACGAAAGCCGCATTTCTGAGATTGAGAACCTAAATGCCGTCATTGCGGAAAAAGAAAAGGCTATTGCAGGTTTGCAGTCACAGGTATGCGAACTAAAACACAAGGTTACTGAGGCAGAGGAAACAGCACGTGCAGAAAAGCTTCGTTCATCGGAGTTGGAGGACTCGCTGGAGTACGAAAAGCTTCCTTGGTGGAAAAAGATTTTCTAATAAGAACATACCAACAAAAAGAAAGGCCAGCTATCCTCACGGACTGCTGGCTTTTTTAAAATACGTTATTTAGACTAAACATTATCTGTAGAAGGTGCGTCGAGCGTATGCAGGGTGATAGTTCCCATGATATACGTGTTGTCGCCCCTATCATATTTTATCGTTGTCGGCTTATACTCTTTTTGACAGACACAATGCGCATATTTGTTGCCGATATACTTTGATTTCAGCCAAACATCTGTGT